ATGCTCTTCCAGTACATTTCTAAATCTATACCATAGCATCCGCCAACAGTCATTCCCTATTTCCGACATCCCAAGATAATTTCTTTTCCGTCCTTTTGACTGTTCGACTATTTTGTTGCCAACGGCACGTAACGTCATATCGTTATCCAAATATTGCGATAGGTCAGCCATTTATTTTTTTCTCCATAAGTTTTTTTAAGTACAGTCCGGGCGGATGCCCGGACGTTATCTGAAAGATAATTGTACTATTTAACAAAGCGCGGTTTTGAACCTGAGACCTGTTCTTCGTTCTCTTCCTGTTGTGTGGATTTAGCAGAATTAAATGGAAGATGTTTTTTTATTTCATTTTGTGCATCTCTCCAAACTCCATTTTTATCATTACCCGCCGGTTTAACAGATAGAAGAACTGACAAAGTTTTTCCTTGGAGCTGTACGGAATCTTTTGTGTTTTTGAGTCCGGTCAAAAAGAAAATTGTATTTATCTTTTGCACTCCGATGGATACATTCCCGGAACCCATATATTTAAGCCATTCTTTAAATTTTCTACCGTCGTATTGAGGATCGCCAACAACCTCATATTCTAACATCAACATTTTACCGTCGCCACTATCCGGAACGAGTACATCTGTGTTTACAATTTGAACTTTGTATTCACCTGCTGGAAGACATTCAAAACCTTTAAATTGATCGTTATAATCTGCAACAAAATTAAATTCAGCCATTTTTAGTTTCTCTCCTCATAATTTTTTTTGCAATTAGCAGTATTGTATACACCTGACGTTAGCTGACAACCCTGGGCTAGACATCTGTATTCTAATTTTCTTGTCAGAGTTTTGTTAATTCCAAACCATTCGCATTTAGAACAATTCGGGATTACGTCCATCCAGGGCTCATGTTTTGGGGGAGTCAATATAAAACTACTCATAGGAATTAACTCTTCATTATTATCTTTTTTCTTCTGCCCGCGTTTTTTCTGTTCAGTCATTTTTTTTACTCTCCTTTTTAATTTTAGTTTCTGTTTTTTGCTCTTCGATGCCTAGCACATAACGCATAACATCAGGCGCCTCTTCCATAGTAACGATACAGTCATGCAAATTGAAACTATTCCCCGCTATCCATGCCGGGGAAGTGGACTGCATGTTCAGAATCCTGTTGCCATCAACGTTAAGCGCCTTCCCTGTCTTTTTTCCGAATCCCTGATCCTCTTTTTTAATTATCACCTCCATATTGTAAAATCCGATTATATCAGCCCATTCTCGTATAACGGCAGACGCGTATTTATCGATATTGAAATTATACCGATCGTACGCATCACCATCGGGAGGCGAATATTTTTCAATAACTGAATGAGCAACCAGAATAACTGACATGTTTTGTTGCTCTCTTAATATATCACAGTTATGCAAAAACATTCTCCAGCCCTCGACAGCGTGAATTTTAAGCCCTTTAAAAAAATTAACATTATCATCCCGCTTGTCGTGTAACGACGAAAACCCTTTTTTCTTACAGATGTAACTATGTAACATCGGTTCCATCCAATCCAGTGAGTCGATAATTATCGACTTGTACGGACTCCCGGACATGAGATATTCAAATATGTCTAGTATCTCATCAAATGATTTAACAACATCTGTTTTAGCACAATCGATATGTTTGACTCTATCCTCGGTTGGAATAAGTAAACAATCAGGAGCACTTGCAGCTAACGTTGATTTACCCATCTTTGGGTTTCCGTAAATGACTACTTTACGGGGTGCGACTTGTCGGCCTTGCCTTATACTCCGTGGATCAAAAGCCATTTATTTTTTCTCCTTTTTTTTATTATATTCTTTTTGACTTTCGGATTGGCCAAAAGCACCTCCGTATAGGTTCATTTTTAAAATATGTTTTAGATATGGAGTACCTCTAATCCACACAACTTTATACCATCTCGTTTCTCCATTTTTTCTTTTTTCCCCATATTTTTGTACCTTAATTTTACTAAATCCATTCATTTTATTTTTTCTCCTTTTTTAAATTTGCAATCATATCTATATATGTTTTATATTCCGCAATTTGTTCAGATGTATAGTTATTTACTTCCCCGATAACCTGATAATTTTCTAGCCAATAGTCAACGGGCCAACGCTCGCAGCCGATTTGGATGATTCCCGACGTGTAAAAAAATGTGTGCTTGGTTCCCATTATAGTGATAATTGGGAGGATTATCCCTTTCGCGCCTATGAGGTCCGCGTATCTGAGGTCCGCGTATCTGAGGTTCGCGCCTCTGAGGTTCGCGCCTCTGAGGTCCGCGCCTCTGAGGTTCGCGCCTCTGAGGTCCGCGCCTATGAGGTTCGCGCCTCTGAGGTCCGCGCCTCTATTTTTTTGCAACGCATCTTTAACGCTCTCGTATCCACCGGCTATAATTATATTTCCGTTCCATCTGTTTTTGATTTCAATTTTCATTTTTATTTACCTTAACTGATATTTTTCCGGGTTTGAATGAAACACAATCCATAATTTTCTTACCGAATTTTTTATCGTTTTTAACATGGTCAAAAAGTTTTTTGTCCAGTTCAATTTTGATTCTATGACATTGCAGTTCTTCAGGCATAGATTCGACAAGAGTTTTATATTTTTGTTCATCGAGTTTATAAATCATCGGCTGGCTGATTGTAATATTCCAGTCATGGTCTCGTATTGTTTCCTGCCCTTCGGTTTTTAAAAGTTGGTGTTTTAGAGAATTAAAGATTTTTTCTTCAATTTCTATTCGGCGATTTTTTGCGATTTGTTCGGCCTGTTCGGCCTTCTGGAGTTGTTCGTAAAGATTAAGTGCTTTCATTTTGTTTTATTTAACCTCTTTTTTTAATTTGATAAAAAGACAATAAAAAATTACAAATAAAAAGTCAAGAAAAAAATAAAAAAAATTACTTGCTTTTTTATTCGTAATTTTATTCTATATAAAAAATTAAAAAATGAGGTTTTAAAAATGGATGAACAAAAGGAAACAATATTTATCAATCAGCCTGTCGATAGAGAGGCATACAAAATTATTAAAGTAATAGCTACATTAAAAGAAAAAAAAATTCAGGATATAATAAATGAGGCACTAATATTTTATGCTGAATCTAAAAAGAAAGAATTTATGTAAAAGGAAAATAAAAATGAATGAACATAAAATCAAAATTACAGATGGTAGCATTAGAATAACAGCAGAAGAAAGAGTTTATTTAAGAAGTATTATTTATCTTCTCAAAAATTTGGGTAAAATTTTAGAATTAGATAATCCTTCGATGATTGAGATAATAGAATCAGTTCGTAAATTAAAAGAAAATCGAAAATAGAGGGCATTATGTCCGATCATATTTTGTACAATCTCGCTTGCAGTTATGCAGAGCAGGGGATTAAGCTGTTGTGGTTCAGACTCGATAAAACACCAGGTGTCGCATGGAGTACGGAGTCTACTACCAATACAGAAAAATTACGGGAATGGTTTTATCATCTCGAACCCGGACAACGGAGAATCGGAATTAAAACCGGACAGGATTCACGCGGCATAGTCGTTATTGATATCGATGTTAATAAAAAAGACCACGCCGGAACTATTCGGGATTTCCGATCTGTTGAAGAAAAAAAACAGTATATAGAAGAAACTTACGGGGCTTTGCCCGAAACACTAGAGGTTCACACCCCATCCGGAGGCCGACATTTATATTATATTGCCGACCGTCCTATTGCAACACTCAAAAAAATATTTCCGGGTGATCCGCTTGACGTTGATTCGCGCGGGGATGGCGGGGTTGTTGTAGCACCGGATGACAAAGATTATATTTCGTCTGATGATTTTAAAATTGAAAATATGGCAGCACTCCCTGACTGGTTATATGATATTTTATCAAGACGTAATCCACTAACGCGGAATAAAACAAATTATACCGGTAGCATTCCATTAATTCCAGAGATGGAAAAAGCGATTGCGGACGCATTATTATATATGGATTTTTCCGACCGAGATAAATGGGTCAAATACGGACATGCAATTAAATCATTAGACAGTGATGATGCTAAAAGATTATGGCACGAATGGGGGCAGCAACATTCTGGATATGATAGGGACTATACGGAACGCACATGGGAATCATTTAATCCGTCTGAAATAAATATTTCAACGTTATTTTATGACGCGCGTGAACTAGGATATAGTTCAGAAACTATTGATATAGTTATTAAAGAACAGGAATTAAAATCAATAACAGACAAGCCAAGATTTGACATAAAGGATATAAATGATATTTTCGCGGAAAGACCGCCTATCACATGGTTAGTCGATGGTCTTGTTGTAGAGGGTAGTTTGTCGATGATTGCAGGTGACGCAGGTTGCGGTAAAACCTGGTCTAGTCTGGACTTAGCTGTTTGCATTGCAACTGGTCAGGAATGGTTAGGCAAAAAAACACAACAGGGGTCAGTACTAATAATTGACGAAGAGTCAGGCGATAGGCGCCTTGCTATGCGACTACAAAAAGTCATTAACGGTCATGGTGGTAGTCGCATAACTCCTGTTTATTATTTCACAATGCAGGGAACGGACATCCGGGACGCGTTGGATATTAGCGAGATTAAGAAGATAATAATAGATAAAAAAATAAAATTTGTGCTTATAGATGCTTTTATGGATGTTATACTTGGCGCGGATGAAAACAGTGTAAAAGATGTTATGCCGGGGCTTGCGGCACTCAAAAAAATCATAGAGGAAACAGGTGTTTCATTTTTTATAATCCATCATAAAACAAAACCATCAAACGGGAATAAAGGAAATTATCGCGGGTCAAGTGCGATAAAAGGGGCTGTGGATCTGATGCTGGAAATTAGTAAATCAGATGATTCAATTAAATTTGAAACAACAAAATTCAGAGACGGGGAGGATATAGATTTTAAAGCTAAAATGTTTTTTACGGATTTTTCGTTCAATCTTGTAGAAGATGACGGACTTGATATTTTATCAGATACGTTTACAAGAGGTGAAAAATTTGTACTTCAATTTTTAATAGATAACGGAATTAGTCAAAAGATGGACATAGAAAAAGAGGCGGGAGAAAAAAATATACAACGAGCAGTCAAATCGGCGTTTACAACACTAGTCCAAAACCGTTATATAATACGGACTAATCCTGGGGAGCATAAAGCGTGTTATGCGATAATCGATTCAAAAAAAGATGAGGTTGTTGAAATTTTACAAAATGGAAAAAGTGGAAATTTAGAAAAATATATGTAATAAAAAACCCGCTTTTTAGCGGGTTTTTAGTTTTTGAGAAAAATAATATCTCAGGGCTGTGTATAGTGACGTTCCCCAAAAATTGTTAACATTCCATAAAATGCCTTCATCAGTTTTTTTGAATCGAATCATATTGGTCTCCTATTATTTTTTATTAAAAAAATAGGAGATTAAAATAAATCAACAAATTATTGTTTATTTATTATTTTTTCCCCATAATTTTTTAATGTGTCCATATAATAAGGATCTTCATTCGATATTCCAGCCATCATTGATTCTAGTTCGGCATTCATGGCATCGATTTGTTTTTGTGTAAAATTATCGGTGTTTTCGGTTGTGAAATAATTCATTTTTTAAAACCATCCTTTTTATTATTTGATAATAAAAATATACTTTTTTACAATAGATTTGTCAATCATTTTTTATATTTTTTTACAAAAAAGTAGACTCTAAAATATAGTTTTAAAAGATAATAACTCTATTTTAGAAGGTCTGGACACTGGACAATCTCTGGACAATCTCTGGTCAATGACCAGTGTGGAAAGGGGCAAATCTCTGGACAGTCTGGACACACTCCTTTAGGAGTGTCCAGTGTCCAGAGTTTGACCAGAGTTTACATATTCAATTAGTTGCATATAGTTAAACTCTGGACAGTGAAATTGATTTAAAATAGTCAAATGTCTTTATTTTAGTGTATTATGATATTTGTTGCATAAGAAAAAAATACTTGACTTGTTTTGTGTTTTGAGACATAAGTTTTTGCACTATGGCAAACAAAGGCATAAAAAATCTAAAACCCTTGAGCACGGAAAAAGCACGGGAGATCGGGAAAATTGGTGGAATCAAATCAGGCGAAAAAAAACGTGAGAAAAAACTCCTGTCTGAAATTTATGGCGAAGTAATTGCCGACCTATACAAAATTGATGCCAAGAAAGGCACCCCTGCCAAAACGATAATCAAGGCAATTCTAGAGCGGACTGACTCCGCTTCCGTCTCAATGCTGAAAGAATTGCGTGAGGCAACTGAGGGCAACAAACTTGAGGTCACTGGTCAGCAAATAGTCTATCTAGATTCACAGGATCAGGACCTGTAAAAATAAAAATGGAGACGATTAAAAAAGCTTTTAAAAAAACTTCAAAACAAATTAACGCAATTGACTTGATGTCACGTTATGTGGAAGTTTTGCTTGAAGGCGGAAGCCGGAGTGGCAAAACGTTTATTGCTTGTTATGCGATAATCGCTAGAGCGTTAAAATATAATAACTCACATCACCTGATAGTGCGTAAGCACTTTAACCATATTAAACAATCTATCTGGTATCAAACTATACCTAACGTTTTACGAATTGCATTTTCTGGATGTAGGGTCAAAGAAAATAAATCCGACTGGTTTATCGAGTTCCAAAACGGTTCACAAATTTGGATAGCAGGGACGGACGACAAAGAACGCATTGAAAAAATTCTGGGTAGTGAGTGGGATACAATCTACATGAACGAAGCCTCGCAAATGGGCTACAATACTTATGAGATGCTAAAGACAAGGCTTAATCCGCAGCGTGGAATAAAGCCGTTGTTTCTTATCGACTACAACCCGCCTTCAAAAAAGCACTGGGGTTTTAAAATATTCAGGCTTAAGGTCCACCCCGAAAATGATTTGCCGCTAAAAAATAACGAGCGTTATACGTTCATCAAAATGAATCCGAAAGATAACCTTGAAAATTTATCTGAAGGATATATCGATACACTCGAATCAATGAGTGAAAAAAATAAAAAGAGATTCCTTGATGGTGATTATTCGGATGATAGCGAGGGCGCACTTTGGAAACGTGAGTGGATAACTAAAACAAGAATTGATAAAGCTCCATTGAATCTCATACGCGTTATAGTTGCTATTGATCCGAACGTAACTGATGATAAAAAGGCAGATGATAATACAGATGAAGCAGGCATTATAACAGTTGCTCAATATAAGATCGGAGAAGACGACCATTATTGCGTATTGTCTGATGATTCAACTCCGGGTCTTTCGTGGGGTGAGGTTTCAGTTAACGTTTACCATGAATTTCATGCTGATAAAATAATAGGTGAGGTCAACCAAGGAGGTGACCTCATTGAAATGAATGTACGAAATTATGACAGGCAAATATCGTTTGATTCTGTACGCGCAACAAGAGGCAAGGAAGTAAGAGCTGAACCAGTTGCAGATTTATATAGGCGCGGATTTATACATCATGTCGGAGAATTTCCAGAACTAGAAGATGAACTTTGTTCTTGGGTTCCGGGTGTTGGTCGTTCGCCTAACAGACTTGATGCGTTAGTGTGGGGCATATCATATTTGGCCGGACTTGGTGAGGCATATGCAAAAATACGGAAGTGGTAAATAAAATGATAATGAATAATCAGATAGAACTATCAGACAAACAAAAAATAATATGGACTAAACCCGGACGAATAGACGTTAAAGCGTTGGGTGAAATCGTTGAAAAATATTTGTTAAGCGTAGAAATGAAAAGGCTTAACATGTATAATAAATATTATGAGTCTATGAATCCTTCGATGCTGCAAAGATATAAAGATAAAGAATATAGACGTAAAACCCCAAATCATTTTGTTCCTACCGGTTACTATTCGACAATCATTGATTCAATGGCCGGGTTCATGTTTAACAACGTTCAATATGTTTCAGACAATGAACAGTATATCGAATCGTTAAACGAGATATTGGAATCTAACGATACCGAAGTCAAAGATATGGAGACAGGCGTCCGCGCCCTTGCGTATAACAAGGCGACAGAACTTGTTTACACAACTGGAGACGAAAGGTCAGTTGAAATAAAATATACATCCATTGATCCGCGCCAAATGATTTTTGTTTATGACGAAAATATAGAACCTGATTTGATAGCAGGTATTTATATTCGTAAATCTAACGATAAAGATTATGATTATTATATTGACGTTATATACTCCGATCTATGGCAATTTTTTAAAATGAAAAATAATAATATCACTCAACGTGATAATGATAGACAATTATTTTTTTCTGAATGTCCTGTTGTTGAATATCGTACAGAACTACTAAACGACAACTCGTCTTTCAACGTTATAATCCCTTACATTGATGCACTTGATTTTATCATGTCTGGAAACAGCAATGAGATAGACAGGCTCGTTGACGCGTTATTGGTTATCGGAAAGATAATTAAAGACGAAGACCTCGAACATATGGAAGAGTGGAAAACTCTTGAAGGGATGAAAACCGAAGACCGGGCCGAATACATCACTAAAGACATGTCACCTCAATTCCGCGAGTACGTTTCTAAACTTTTGATACAAGAAATACATAAACACTCACATGTCATTGACTGGTATTCTCCCGATTCAGGGCTCACAGGGGAGGTCAGCGCCAAAGCATTGCAGACCAGACTTTTTGATATGGATATGTATTCGCAACGATTAGAAAAGATTTATAAGCGCGGAATAAATAAACGTATTAGACTAATCAATGAGTTAATGCAGAAAATGAATATGCCTGTTGATAAATGTGAGGTTATATTTAATCGGACTTTGCCAAACACAATGGCGGATATGGCGCAAGCTCTCAAAGATGTACCGTTTATTGACGACGAAACAAAACGCGAGTTATGCGGTCTTGATAATGAGGCAATAAAAAAACGTATGGAAGATCAGGCAGAAGAAATTGATATAAGCGATATCAACAAGCCAGTAGAAAATAATAGAGACACAAATATTGTTGAGGATGAAACAGTTTAATGAACTGGGAACAATTCCAATCGGCAGGGGAGGATTTTACACAAAAAGAAATAGACGCGTTGACACTTAACGTATTTGAACAGTATGACCTTGCCTACGAATCTATTTCCAATGAGTTGCAAAAACAGTATGCTAAATTATTGTCAGGTGTTAAACCAGAAGATTACTACAATGAGATGATGAAATTTAACAGGCTTGGTATTTTGCAAGAAGAGGTTAAAAAATCATATACAGCGTATTCTAAGCAGGCTGGTCTTATAACTGAAAATATAATGTTTGTAGGATTCTCAAATAATTTTTATCGTGCGGTATATGCTGCCTCATGGATGTCAAGTTTCCCAGTCGGTATATTGCCTTATGAATTAGCGGAGTATACTGTTTACGGCACACAAGACAACTGGAAGCGCATAACAAAACGCATACGAGATATATACGGAGATCCGTCATTATATAAAGCACAGTCCGGAACAGTCACTCAATTTTTAACTAAAAACATGAACAAGGAATTGCAATCAATAC